CGCTTCTACCGGGCATAGCCACGACGGTACGACAGGAGAAGGACCAAAGATTACGTCTGCTGGTCTTGCTGCAGGGGCGGTAGATTCCTCTGCTGTTGCCAACAACTCTGTTGCGCTAGGAACAAAGACTACCGGTAACTACGTTGCTGCAGGTGCAGTATCGGGTGTCGGTTTGTCTGGTTCGGCTTCGGCTGAAGGCGCAACATTTACTGTAGCATCTAACGCGACAGATGCAAACACTGGAAGTACCATCGTCGCACGAGATTCAAGTGGAAACTTTGCTGCTGGAAATGTAACTGTAGGAAACCTTATTACGGCTGGTAACGTAGATGGGCGTGATGTGTCAGCAGATGGCACTAAGCTAGACGGTATCGAAGCAGGTGCAAACGTAACAGACACAGCAAACGTCGGCTCTTCTTTAACAGGGTTTTCGACCGGAACGGATGCTGCTTCAAGCGATTTAATTCCAGTCTACGACGTGTCAGCAGGTGCGTGGGAAAAACAAACTATAGCTAATGCCGCCTTGCAAGGCCCGACTGGCCCGACTGGTCCTACCGGACCTGCAGGTTCAAACGGGTCTAATGGCCCGACAGGTCCAACCGGTCCGACTGGTCCGGCAGGGGCAAATAGTACAGTAGCGGGTCCAACCGGTCCAACCGGTCCGACTGGTCCAACGGGACCGAATGGTCCGTCGGGTTCAAACGGGGCTACTGGCCCAACCGGCGCGACAGGTGCAACTGGTCCAACCGGCCCGACTGGTCCGGCAGGAACACCTAGTAGTTCGTTTAATGCGGTGGGTTCGTATGCAGGACTATACACACACACAAATGGTACTACCGTCGGTAGCACTGTTTCTGGAGGTTCTTTACGGTATAACAAAGCGAATAGCCCTGCTTATATTTTGGTGGCCCCGTGGGGCAATCAGGCACAAAATACTGGTGGTAGTAGTGTTAGTGGTAGTTGGAGAAATATGGGTCCGAACAACCATAGAATGAATTACGATGAAAATTACTATTATGGTGCTTCACTATATGTAAGAGTATCGTAACTTTAGGAGAAAACTATGGAATACAGAAATGCAAAAATTATTACATCCGACGGAACGCAGATTGACTGTGAAATCAATCACGAGGAGCACGGCTGGATACCGTTCAATTGCGTGAGAGATGATCCGTATCCTCCTTTTGATAATGCTGCCCTATTTGATGCAATGACTGCTGATCCAAATACAGCAGCGTATGTACCCCCAACAGCAGAAGAAATTGCTGCTGAACAATCAAGAGAAATAAGAGGCTATCGGTTTGAACTACTTCAATCCGAAGTTGACAAGTACGCAGCTAATGCACTGCGTTGGGCAGATTTAACGTCAGCACAGCAAGCCGAACTTTCAACCTACAGGCAAGCCCTATTAGACATAACCGACCAAGAAACCTTCCCCGAATCCGTAACATGGCCTACAAAGCCAGATTGGGTATAGTATGCAAATGGAAGATTTCGTCGAAGTTATAGACGATGTGTTGACTGAAGAAACGTGTTTAAACTTAATTAAGTCTTTTGAATACGCAGATAAATGTGGATTAAGCTATCAAAGGTTTGAAGCCGAACAGTCAGTGGCGCAAGGTCTGGATAGCCTAAAGAAAGACACTTCACTTGGGTTTAGCGAAATACACTGCGAAGGTATTGCTAGTGTAGTACCGGATACTACGGTACCATTTACAATAGAAGAAATAAACAAATCTATTTTTTCCTACGTTAACAAATACCAAAACGGTATAGTAAGTGTTCAATCTGTAGAACAAGGAGGAATCCCCCTACTACCCACAGGGTATAAATTGCAAAGAACAAGGCCGTCTGAAGGATACCACGTTTGGCATTGTGAAAACAGTTGTATTGTGAACAAAGCAAGATGCCTTAGTTGGATTCTATACTTGAATGATATAGAAGATGGTGGTGAGACAGAGTTCTTATACCTGTCAAAAAGAGTAAAACCAAAAGCTGGCAGATTGATAATTTTTCCCGCTGGTTTCACCCACACCCACAGAGGAAATCCACCCCTGTCTGAAACTAAGTATGTTGCAACAGGCTGGTTGGAGTATCGGGTATGAGACAGATGTGGCAGCTATGGCAGGGACAGATATCTGCAAAGTCATGCAACGATATGATATACGACCTTAGACAGTTATCGCCAGTACAAGCACAGACATTTAATCAGTCAGGCGACTTAGAGGAAAACCAACATAGGTCTAGCATAGTACGCTGGGTGGAAGACCCGCAGATTAAAGATATGTTGTGGTGGTACGCACAAGAAGCAAACCGACTTGCATTCGGCTTAGATGTCGAAAAGGTCGGTAGCGTACAGTTTACAGAATATTCAGCATCTCAGGCCGCGCACTATGATTGGCATCACGACGTACACTGGTTGGCTGACATGGCCTATGATAGAAAAATCAGCGTAGTATTACAGCTATCTGATCCTAGTACATACGAGGGTGGTGACTTTGAATTTGGTGAAGTTCAATCGCCAGATTTAAATAGATTAAAGACAAAGGGATCGATACTCTGTTTTCCTAGCGTCTTGGAGCATAGAGTCACTCCTGTAACAAAAGGAACTCGTTACTCATTGGTTTCATGGTTCGAAGGACCACGATGGAGATAAGGCATGGAAATGCACAACCTCATAGACATGCTCGTCGGTTTAATCCTTGCAGGTGGTGCTTGGTGGGCAAACACAACAACCAAAGAACAGAAGCGCATAGAGATTCTGTTAAACAAGACTCGCGAAGACTACGCTACTCGAAACGATGTGCGTGATGATATGCGCCGTGTCATGGAAGCTTTGCATCGGGTTGAAGACAAGCTAGATAAAGCTTTAGATAAAAGGTAGATAGATGGCACTGCCCCCTCAAGTAGTAACATTGGGAACAGTTGCATCACCTGCTCAGACAGTGGTGCCGGGGGGCACAACAGGCGTTTTACCTGCTACTAAAGCTGGAGGGCCAAAACCAGTGTCTGGTTCTGTTCCAGCCACGTCTAATCTTTTAGCTGCAGCCGGACCGACAATAGGACAGCCAGCAACTCTTCAGGGAGTTCAAACACAGTTTACAAATCAGGCTCCGGGGACCTCAAGCTTGACGAACTATAATACAGTTCAACCAACAGCCGCACAACAGGCCCTACTGCAGCAAACGCTACGAGGAAATACATCAATGGCAGATTTAACAGGAAAAACTGGAGATGACCTCTCAAAAGAACTCATAAAAAAACAGACCGAACAGGCTGAACAAGCAGCCCTCGACCCGAAACAAGAAATTGTTCCGGTAACCCTGACCGAACAAACCAACGAAATCTTAACAGATGCCAACGTTAAGATGTCTACTGTTTCTGCGCCGGTACCATCTGGTTTGAGTGCCAGCATGTACAATCAAACTGCCCCAGCAGCACAGGCAGCAAATAACTATCAGGCCGCTGCAGTTACCCAGCCAGCAAATATGCAAGCTGCACAGGGAACAGTAAACCCACAAGCACTGGTTAACGCTGCACAGGGTACCTTATCTCCGCAAGCACTTGCAACAGCCCAGACTGCAACAATGGACCCGCAAGCAACTACCCAGTATCAGATGGGTCAGTTGATGAGTTCGATTCAGGCAGGTCAGCCTCTTCCTGCTTGGGCTGCACCACAAGTTCGCAAGGTCAGTTCGATCATGCAGCAGCGTGGTTTGGGTTCGAGTTCTATGGCAGCAGCCGCAATGGTGCAAGCCGTAACCGAATCAGGCATTGAGATTGCCAAACAAGACGCTGACAAATACTCTACTTTGCAGCTTGCTAACTTGAGCAACCAACAACAGGCCGAACTACAGAATGCTGTCGCCGTTGCTAACATGGATATGGCAAACCTGAACAACAGGCAGACTGCAGCAGTACAGAACGCAAAGACATTTCTTGCAATCGACACGCAGAACCTGACAAATCAACAGCAAGCACAAGCAATCGACTATCAATCTAAGGTACAGATGAAGCTGTCTGATCAAGCTGCAGAGAATGCGTCTCTCCAGTTTAACGCCAAGTCGAGCAACGAAGTAGATATGTTCTTTGCCGAACTAGGCTCCCAGATCGAATCCGCAAACAAGAACCGTTCAGCATCTATCGATCAGTTCAACGTAAACCAACAAAGCGGTATGGAGCAGTTCAACGCATCGATGGAAGCGTCTCGTCAGCAGTTCAATGCAAATATGCAATCGACTATCGACCAAAGCAACGTAGCGTGGCGCAGAAACATTAACACTGCAAACACTGCAGCCCAGAACGTTGCAAACCAACAGAACGTGCAGACACTATTATCAATGAATCAAAATTCGCTGAATAACTTGTGGCAACTATATCGCGACCAAGCTTCTTGGGCTATGCAAGCATCTGAAAACGACAGAGCACGGGCACACAACGCTGCTATGCAATCTGCACAGATCGATGCTAACAAGTCGCTATACGATTCACAGTTTAATAACTTCTTAGTTACGCGAACTATTGATTCGATCTTTATGTAGGACGGAAACATGAGTTTATTAGGTTCAGCATTGACGGCAATAGGCGGAAAGCTTCTTGGAAGTGCAGTTTCTTCAGGCTTAGATTATCTGTACGGTAGTCTACCTAAAGGTGCTCAGAGTTTTCTATCAGGTGTGGGCGATTTCTTTGACGTAGGCAGTAAGGAAATAGGTGATGCTGCCGGAGAACTTGCCAAAGCTTCTCTAATACAACAAAAGGATATGCCAAAACCAACGATGATGAGCGTCGGTAGCAGCATGGCAGCAGGTTCGATGACAGGTGCCGGAGCCGGAGCACAGATGCTTCCGCTAGGCGGTACAGACCGTGTTTCTCGTGCTCTTCAGGATGCTCGTGTCGCAGAAAAGATTATGCGGATGACAGGGCAAGCACCGATACCAGTGTCGAATATCCGCATGGGACAGACGATTGGTCTAGGTAGTGCTACCGCACCACGCACTAGCTTAACGAAAAAGTTTTCAAAGTAAGGGGTCGCAAAGATGGAAGAAGAGTTTGATAAGATTACCCCTATGGCAGCACCTCCCGGTCATTCCTTGACAGATGAACCCGGAAAGTGGGCTTGGGAACGCCCCCCACAACATGCCAACCCAGACGAAGCTTTGGACTTTGTTCTCGACAGACTTGAAGAACCGACCCGCCGCAAAGATATCATGCGGATGCTGGTTGCAGGTATCTCTGTACAAGAGTTGGTTGCACAGATCGCATTCAAAGGATTCATGAACGGTGCCTATTCGCCGGACGTAGCTGAACTAATCAAACCTAGTATCGCAATCTACTTGTATCGCGAAGCCCTCGAAGAAGGTTTCGAGCCACGCATGATGGTAGATGATAACGAAGAAAACGGTATCAAAGAAGGTGAAGTTGATGACGTTTCATTCTTCCGTATTATGAAGCAGCGTAATCCTGAATTATACGAAGCAATGAACGAACAACTTAATTACGAAGAGCGGATGGAAGTAGAACAGATGGGTCGTCGCGAAGGCAAGCGAATGGAGCCGAAACCAGAACCGACACGTGATGCTCAATCTTTCCTAGCTATGGGAGAAATGTAATATGGCTGATCCACTACTCTTTCTCGCATACGCTGCCGCTAAGTGGCTACAAAAAGGTAGACGCGATGAAGCTGCTGTTGCTGCTGAACTTAAAAAGCAACAAGAAGCCGAAGCAAAAGCCACTGCAGAAGCCCGTGTTACACCGTATGGTCGTACAAAACCGGGTGGTCCGATTCAAAAATTAAACATATTAGATAAAAACTTTGCTGACTATACTGTCACTCATCGTCGGTTTGGTACAGGGGAAATCAAAGAGGTCTCCCCAGACGAGCAGACGTTTCCTTTGTTTCAGCTTCCAGATGGTACACGTGGTACGAAAAGCGATTTAGAAAAGTCCGTTGTTAACAGGGTCGGTCAGTTTGGTACTTGGGATGACTTGAAGGCTAGACAGATTGGTACTCGCGACGTTAAGGGTAATAAATATACAGATAACTACGCTCCTGAATACCTAGCTCCTAAAGCACCTAAAGACGTGTTTATTGCACAAGGGACAATCGTAGACAAAGACGGTCAGCCGAAAACTGTGTATGCAGATACTTTAGCAGCACTTGAAATAAAGTACCCTGACGTTCAACGTGCAGGTCAGATACCGGTTTCTCAAGATTTTGCTAAAGGTGCACTAGGTCAAGATGTGGGATTTTTATCCACTGAGAAAAAGACGTTTCCTGCAGCCGCACCTAAAGAAGATCCTAAAAAGTCTATGCGCTACGTCGGTGAAATGGAAGACGGACGTATAGTCTATGCGGATACTTCCGCAGAACTGAAGGATCAGGGGGCTGTCAGAGTCGGTGAATCTGAGTTTACCGTACAGGATGACAAGCCTATCCGCACCGGCAAAATTAGCTGGCTAACTCCTACTGAAACCGACACGAAAGAAACCAAGCAGTTTGCTACTGTATATCAGTTGGACGAAAACGGCGAAAGAGTTGATGATAAGCAGGTTGACATACCTCTCTGGAAATACAGAGAAGGAACAAACAAGTACGAGTTGGTTACTGCCTACCAAAAAGATGAAACCGGTCAGCGTAGTTCAATCGAGGTAGGCCAAAAGTCTGCAAGTGCAGCTAAAGGGGCTATGGACGTAGCAGCTTCTCCTTTCGATATTAAGTATCGGGATAACGACAACAAAGAACAAATGTTCTACGTTCCTAAAGAGTTCAAGGCACCTAACCAACAGCTTGACGTGTTTCGTAACTGGATGAGTAAACTACCTAGTAAAAATGGTAGCATCGACTGGACTGCTGCTGCCTTGAATACTCCTGAAAAAATGAAGCGCATTCAAAACTATGCCGTAAACCTGATCCAGCAGAATACAACAATCAAAGATCCCATAACAGCAGAAATGGTTCCGTCTAAGGATCTGCTAGTCGATGAGATTGCTTTTCTGCGTAACAACTTTCCTGTATTGTCTCAGATTCCTGACTTGGAAGCTGCTGTAAAGGTTCGTGCAGGTCTTCAGGCTGCAGAAACAGTCGCTCAGATAACTAGAGAAAATAGTATCGCTCCCGACGGTTCGGCTCAGAGCGTAATTGTAGCACAGACACCAGTAGAAGTACCGGCTAACGTAGTAGACCCTGCTGCTAATCCTAATGATCCGCCTCTTGCGGCAAAGCTAAACTTAGCAATCCCCTTCGATCCTAAGTATAATGAAACTGTCAATTTTGTGATGTCCGCCCTTGCACCAAGCGGTACAGAGGCTGAGATAGCTGCTGCAAAGAATAGCTTTAAATCGTTGGTTAATTTTGAGTACGACGATGCGGGACGTGTGAAAAAAGGTCCGCAAGGTCAGGTGATCATTTCAAAGGTGCAGCCAAAGCTAGATTTCTTGTCTTATCTTACAAAGACAAAGGATGCTGACAGTACTCCGTTCTTTGCAAGCTGGCAGAACATGCTAAAGCTAGGTGCGGAGCGTAAGGTCACCA